CAGGTCAGTCCGAGGAGTTGGTCTACGACACGGTTAAGCACTTGATTGGAGACGACTCTGTCGTTGGCACAGATTGTGAGACGTCCCCTTTCGAGGTGTGGACTCGACTCGGCATGGACGTAAAAATCGCCGAAGTCGTCACAGACATTGCTCAAGTTGAGTATTGTGGAGCCACTTCAGTTATGATGGCGGGCAAGTTCGTTCGTAACCCCCGTTGTCGTAAGTTCCTAGACTCGCTCCACTGGTCCTCCTCACACGGCTTCATGGAGGAGTATGCTCGCGCCATCGGTATCCTCAAGGAAGTTTACCCCATCCCTCCGTTGCGCGAACATCTCCTGGCCTACTGTATGTACCTGCACTCTACCGACCGGTCGCACCGCGCGCATGTTCCGCCACCTCATCGATGGTGGGTGCACTTGCACACCGGGCTCGAGGGGGGTTTTCCTAGGTACGACCCCCACATGATGCATGGATCAAAGGGTAAGGGCTCTACCCAAAAGAAGAGCGCCAAAATGAGCTCCAAGAAGCAGTCTAAGACCGGCCAGCCCAAGACCGGCAACCTTAAGGGTCGCAGCAACAACCCCACCGGCGCTGCGATCGCCTACTCCATGCCCACCAAGGCGAGTCGCCCTGGCAAGATCAAAGGCACGACCAAGAGTCTTGAGATCACTGCCGAGTTTCTCATCGGCCAGATCGCCGGCACTTACACCGCCGGTCAGACGATTTTCGACTTGCCGATCAATCCCGGTATTATCGACCCTGGCCCCCTGGTCCCCTACGGCCAAGTCTGGGACAAGTTTGTCGTCCAGCAGGCTGAGTTCGAGTACCGCCCTCTGTGCGGCACTACTACGACAGGAGGCTATGTGATGTGGTGTGAATCGAACCCATCTACTCCGATGCCCCTGTCCAACTTGGCTGCCGTTGCGCTCGCTCATGCTGGCGCCGTTGAGTTCAACGTGTGGAAGCCAGCGACCTGCCGCATGCGCAAGACCGGTCAGGACCAGCGGTACTTCTGCCAGCCTACACCTGATGTGGCGGAGTATCAGCAGGGCCACTTTCGCATGGCTGCCCTCACCGCTGTCACTGGAGGAGTCGGTTCTGTTGTCTGTCGTATGACGATCAAGTTCTACAACCCCCAGTTGAACCTGGCTGACGGCGTCGGCCGGACTCTGGGCGTTCAGAACACTTCGCCCGTCCAGCCGGCCACCAATATTGGCGCAAGTACGACCATGAACCTTGGTAGCCGTATCCTTGTTCCCGGGGCCGGCGTCAACACCTCCACTGGCGAGCTTTTGCAACTCGTCACCAGTGTGGTCACGCCGAACGGCACCCTTTCCGGTGCCTTTAAGGTCCCCGAGCAGGGCACGCTCGAGGTTGTTGACACTGTTGCAGCCCAAGGAGCCGCCAGTAGTCAGGTCGACGGGACGCTCTGGCCGCCCCTTAAGGTAAGTTTTTATGATGGGGTGGGTTTTTCGTTGGCGGTTGACGAAGTCTGTCCAGTGTCCTGGACGTCTATCGGTGTCACTCCGCCTGGCTCTACTGCCAAGGTGCCCACTTTGTTCGACCAGCTGACCTATGCCCTTCCTGGGGTCGTCTGGATGGTGCTCAATCAAGTCACTCCCTCCAGCGGGGATGGCTGGACTGCTGCGGCACAAGTTTTCCAGAATATTGCCGTCAGCGTCCGCAACAAGGACGCCAACCCCTATGGTGGCTACGTGGTCGACAAGAATTTGGCTCGAGCTCGTCCTCCTGCCTACCGTCGCGGGCACCCGCTATTAAGTGTTGCGACCACAATCACTGCAGACGGTGGCACTGCTACGTGTGGGGAAGCTTTGGCGGAAAGACAGTGGTCCCGCCTCCCCGCAGATAGCCCGGCCCTCGCGCCTGCGTCGTCCTGCAATCTCAACACGCCCTCCTCGAGTCCTTGGAGAGCGGTTCCCTCCGCCTACGATCATGATCTCGCCGCGCTTCTCGCGCTGGCTGACGAGGCTGGAGATCTGCCAGACCGCCACGAACGTCTGAAGTTGATGACCAAACTCCTTCACGCTCGCTACGGCCCAGAGGCAGAACTTTGAGAGTTTTACACCCAATTTGGTTTCTCTCGGTCTTCCGG